GCCGCGCGGGCCATTCGGCCTCGAGAAGCGACTTCAGGTCGAGCAGGTCGTCGGACAGCGGGACGTTGCGCACCTGGCGCATAGGAAGAACCTCCTGGGTTTGTTGTCGCCGCCCGCCTGGGGCAGCCGGTTACTTGGCGGCGAGGTGCCGACGGACGGCGTTCAGCCGCGCCTGCGATGAGTTCTCACCGTGCTGCAGATCACCCGAGGCGAGCGCCTCGCGCTGCGCGTCGTCGTAGATCCGCTTCCACTGATCGGTCTGCTCGGGCAGTTGTGTTCCGTCCCAGACGGGCATAGCCGAGCAGCCGCAGTGATCGTGAGCCTCGAAGCTCGCCGTCTCTTCGGTCTTGTAGACGGCGCCGCGCGAGGCGAGCGTGAGGCAGAAATAACAGGGGTCGCCGTCGGTGATGCGCGCCCATCCGAGCGCCTGCTTGTCGGCGGCAACGGATTGAAGGATGGTGTCTCGGCCGCCCTCGAACACGTGCCGTGTGACGGCGCCCGAGACGCGCACGAAGGATGACTTACGCGCGTCCGCGATCGACTGGCCGGCGTTCAACGCGTTCGCGTGGCCTACCTTGCCGGTCACGTACAGCGACGTCGTGAGTTGTGCCTCGTTGATCGCCGCGGCCGCAGTGGCGGCTGCGTCTCCGTTAGCGCCCGAAATCCTGCGGGCTGACTCGAAGTACGCGGCGGCGAGCGCTGCGGAAATGCTGCGGTAGGTGCGGACGAGCGGCGTCGTCGCGGTGACGAGGTTCCCGAACGATTGATCGTCGTGCCAGATCGGCCAGAGGGTCAGGAAATCGCGGAGTGCTCGCGCCCGGAGGCTCATCTGTGCCTGCCGGTGCTGCTCGGTGAGCGCGCTGGCTTCGTCGATGCGAGTCGCCATTCAGAGCTCCCTGACTAGCCCCTGGGATGCGAGATGCTCGAGGTAGAGCTTCACGCCGCGTCGGATCGCGATCTGCGCGCCAACCGGGATCTGTTCCGGCTTCGAGTTGTCGTACAGGATCATCTGCAACGCTTTCTCAGTACGGGTGTCGCAGCGCTTCGCGATCTCGAAAGCGAGCGTGCTGCTGTACGTCGGCGACGTCGACCATTCTTCGCTCTCATCCGGCACGCCGGTGAAGAGCAGCGAGAGCTCGGCGAGCGTGACGCCGTCCGTCATCGGTTCTCACTGCGCCGGCGGCGGCGTAGTGTCTCCCTGTCGCTTGAGGATGTCGGCGAGCTGCGCGAACGCGTCACCGGTCTGAGCGTTCGCCTTCCACCGCTCGACGTCTTGCTGGGTGACGCCCGGGATCATCGACCACAGTTCGGGCGACGGCACGTTGAGCATCGTCGCGAGCTTCCCGAGCCCGTCGACGGTCGCCGCGAAGGTCCGCGCGGAGGTGTCGCGCCAGATCACTTCGGCGTCCTCGGGGACGTCCTTTCCCATCGCCTTTCCGACGAGCCGAAGGGTCTGCTCGTGCGACTCGCCGAGCAGTGTTTTTCGCTCGTCGACCTTGCGATCGTGGCCGTTCTCGGCGGCGGCGAGCGCTTCGGCGGAGAGATTGACGAGTGTGCCGACGAGTTCGTGAACGGGTGTCTGCGACAACGTCGCCGCATGACGCAGTGATGCGTCGCGGCTCGCGATGTAGGGGCCAATGTCGGTCTGACCGAACTCGCCGACCTTGACTCCGCCTCCCTCGCTGTCCTCGCCGTCCGCGAACGTCCACACGGACGCGGCACTAGCCTTCAGGAGCTCCTGCTCGGACGCTGCCGTCCAGCCGATGACGTAGCGCTGCCGGAACGCGGCGAAGTGCTGCGCGACAAGGAGATCGAACGTCGTGAGGTCGATCTGATCCTGGAGCGACCGCAGCGGTGCGATCTGGCCGCGTGTCGTCGTCTCCGGGTAGATCGATTCGTCGATCTCGGATGAGACCTCGTCGTCGCAGTCGAGGTCGTCCTCGTCGAGGTACCGCACGACGGGCGTGTAACCAAGGCCGTGCTCCTGCGAGCTGACGAACGTGTAGGTCGACTCGGCTGCAGCCTGCGGGTCACCGCTGTACCCGTCCGACGGACGGGCGCGGCGCTCCTCGGAGACGTAGTAGACGGCCGTTTCGTCGTACAGCTTCCAGGAGTCGCGAGCGAGACGCTCGAGCGCGAAGATCGGCCAGTCGGGATCCTCGCCGTACATCGCGGTCATGCTGCGCGGTGAGACCGCTCGGATTGTCGGCAGAGGGTCGCCTGGCATCACGACCGCGTAGGCGGCGCCGTAGGCGAATGTGCTGCGATGCAGACCGGTCTGGCGTGCGTCCATCTTGTTCGCCTGCCAGGCCTGCCACACGTCCGCATTGACGTCGCTCTTGGCGCCGCGGAAGCCGTCGACGAACGTCGACTGCGCGAGCGAGTCGATGACGACCGGACAGATGTTCACGCGCGCAATCCGCGCCATCGTCTTCACGATCCGCGGCGAGTTCGTATCGATGATCGTCGGGAGCGGCTGACGGCCCTTCCAGTAGCGCCGCACGACGTCGAGCTGCAATCGCTCGGCGTTGTGCTCGCTCTGAAGGATGCGGACTTGCTCAACTGCTTGATCACGTCTCAGCACGTAAGCGCCTCCGCGATTTAGACGAACGTTGCTTTGCCTGTCTTCTTCCGTTTCCTCGGCAGGAGCCGGCGGGCCGTGCGCGCGAGCATCACCGAAGGGACGCCGTCGATCTTGCGCGCTGATTCGCGGTGCTCCTTGCGAACCGTGATCCCCCACGAGTTCGGCTGGCGCCTCGCGTTGTAAAAGTGCTGTTTGACGACCGGATTGCCGTCGTGGCGGAACGCGCCGACGACGATCTCGTTCTGCAGCCGCTCGATTTCGATCGTCGTGTCTTTCTGTCGAGCGCGCATGTCCCACGCGATCGCGTGCTTGGCGGACGCCTTGACCTTCAGCCTGTGGCCGTACTCGGCGGCCCACTTGTCGACGTACGACTCGAACGGGTGGAGGTCGGAGAAGAACGCCGACACCTTGTAGTGGCCGAAGGTGTGCGCGACGGCTCCGTCGATCAACTCGCGTGGCGCTTCGCCGTTGTGCTCAGCGGGATCCCACGCGCCGATCGTGAACGTGTACCCGTCGGAGACTCGGCAGCCCGTGAGAACGGTGTGGTCGTCGCTGTCTGACGGGTCGAGGCCCATCGTGATCTCTTCGCCCTCGACGAGCGGCACCGGCTTCGGCGCGATCGTCCCGTCCGCGAGCTTCAGATCGAAATCGGCGGCGAGGCGGTCGTACTCGAAGGGCGCGATCCATGCGTCTTCACGGGCGACGAGCTGGTTCAGGTAGAAGCGCCGAGACGACGACGGGCTGTTCCTCGTGTCGTAGATCTCCTCGACGTGGCGGTCCTCGTCGAGCCATTCGGAGTCGCCTTTCGCCGCGGCCAGACCGGCGCGCAGCTGCAGTTCGTCGGCGAGCTCGACGTCGGGTGGCGCCTCGAGCGAGTCGTACAAAAAACCTGCTGCGCGGGATTTGCCCTGGTCGATCTTCTGCCATGCCTCGAAGTCGTGCTCCGCGTCGGAATCCTCGCCGGGCTCGTGCGCGTTCGAGATCGCAAGTACGCGCGCTGAACCGTCGCGGGACTTCGTCGCGTTGCGAGCGATGACCTCGGCCATCGCGTGCCCGTCGTTGTTCTTCAGCCAGTGCTGCGTCTCGTTCTTCAGCGTGAACGTGGGGCGCGGGCCTTCGAGCGCGCGCGGGCTTGACGTCACGGATTCGAGCCGGCAGCGTCCGCTCTGCGCGTAGATCAACTCTTTGCCGAGGTCGATGCGGTACTCGTTGATCGCCGCGTCCGAGAAGAGCCCGGGGAAGAGCGTCATCGTGTTCCGCGTCTGATCCTTCGCGACGGCGGCGGTCAGTACCCATGCGGCCGGGTGCGGCGCGGCGACGGGTTCGCCAGCGGCGTTGACGCCGGCGAAGCGGCACGGTCCGACGAGCTCGGTTGCGCACAGTGTCGCGGCAAGCGAGTTGAACCAGTCGATCGCGATCGGGTGCCACGCCTGATTCGCAGCCAGTGGCGGGACGTTCGCGACGAGCGGCTTGACGGTCTCGACCTTGGAATCCTTGTTGCGGCGCCGGCGCTCGCTCGAGCGCTTCGGAACCGGCCCGCGAGTTGCGGCCTTCGGCATTTCAGACCACTCCTTTCGGCCTCCTGGGCCGGGCAACCTGTGCCTGTTCGCCCGGGCTGGGCGAGGTCAAAACCCGTACACGATCCGAGCTGCTATGCCAACGTCCTCC